ACGCTTTGGAGCTTCTGGACCGCCGCGGCTTCGTCAAGGTTGTACAGTTTCATGGCAAGGTCCACCGTGGACTTCAGCCCGAGTTCGATCAAAGCTTCATCCCGCTTGAGGTCAGCCAAAAACTCATCCGTGGAAGTCTCGGGTAGGCTGTATTCAATCTTCCAGCCGTCCGCCGGGAGCTTGACGCCGGCGCCATAGAAGATGTTCCACGTGCGCGCCATCTTCGAGAACAGCCGCTGGTCCGCAGCCTGGAACATCGGGACGTAGCCCACGGCCACTTTGCGTTGGTAGCTTCGCTTCAGCTGGATCGCCACGCCGGACATGGGCTGGCCAGCGTTGCTCAAGTCCTCGGGATGGATCCCGACGTTGTTCAGAATCGTGGCTTGCTTCATGAGGATCGCGTCAGCCATGGCCTTTGCGTCTGCGGCCTGAAGCTGGCCTACCTTGCCAACGCCGGGTTGGCCCTCGGACTTGAACCTGAGGATCGAGTTGGGCGACAGTTCGATGGAGTCCGGCGGTGAGCTCGTGAAGCCGTTCACGTTGTCCACCGCGGACATACCGGGAACGTCCGCGTCCATGAGCCACGAGACCGGCCAGCTGTTGTTCCGCAAACACACGCCCCACATGGTCCAGTGAATTGCGATGTCCAAAGTACCGTGGACGATCTCGGAGCCCCAGTACGGATCGAAGGTCTCGCTGGTGTAGCGAGCGCGGTACAGCTCCCAGGGCAAGAACGGCCCGAGCTCGTCCACGTAGGGGTATTCCCCGGTGTGCTCGGGGTAGCACTGGAGCGTGACGTCAACGCCAGCCGAGTCAAGAACACAGTGGATCGGGTTCTCCGGGTTCGAGACGTCCCAGACTTCCCAGCAGTCACGGTGAACCGCCTTCCCGTTCTCATCCGTGGTGGCAATAGTGATCGCCCGCTTCAGCGCCGTTGGCGAGCTCGGGTCTCCAGTGTGCGCCAGAACCACGATCTCGTCTGGAGTCACGATCTGAAGCTGGAGGCCGGTGGCCGTTGGTACGAGGTGGTAGAAGGACTCCCGCAGCCCGACCACCTTCCGGTTCATCTCCTGTTCCATGGCCCACAGGTGACACCCGTCCATGACTTCGGACCAGATCGCGGAGGTCTGATCGGTCAGGTATTCGTTGGTGACCACGCCCGGCGAGGTGTACAGAATGGCCACTTGATCCACGGTGTTCCCGTACAGATTGACCGACATGGACGGACGGCCCATGTTGTTCACGTTGTTCAAGCCGTACTGCTCTTTCATGCGCGTGAGGATCTCGAGCTCCCACGTTCCACCCAGAATGTTCCGGCACATCCGGGTGTATTGCCAACGGGCGGCGTCAACTTCGTTGTCAGGGATCAGCATGGTACGGCCTCAGAGTTGATAGCGACGGGGGGCCGCTCGGTTGGTGTTCATGGCTTGTAACGGTTCCAACACGATGTAGCGCAAAGCGTCCAGAGCGTGCTTCAAAGGTTCGTCCGTCTTTAGCCCCTTTGAGTGCTTCAAGCCCTTGATCACGTGAACGCACTGGGGATGGACTCGAACCTGACGGCGTAGGAACCCGGCGTTCAGCAGCTTCTCTCCGATGTCCACCGAGCCGGCGCCCTTCTGCGGCGTGTTGATCTTGAATCCCTGGCGAGCGTGGCCAGCCTCCCGAGCGAGCGCCAGCCCCAGAATCTCGTTCACTTTGTAGCCCGCTCCGAGCTTGCCCACCGAGTTGACGTCCCCGATCCACACGTCCACCATGTGAACGTCCAGCCCGTTGGCCAACAGCATCTCCCGGATCGCCACGGCGTCCTGAGCCGGTGTTGTTGCGGACTTGCTCACCGCTTCGTCCAGCACCCAGATCCCGCTCGCGTTCCACGCCACGAGGACCGCCACCTGAGAGCCCGCGTGCTCGCCGTGGTCCAGCCCCACGCCGATCTTACAGCCCTTGGGCTGCGGGTCGTCCTCGTTGATCAAACACGAGGAGTCAAACCCGGTGAACGTTCGGCTCTGGGTCGTGCCTTCCCACGCTCCGTTGATTCGCTGTTCGTACGAATCGGGGAAGGCGCGGGCCTCGGTCAGCCATTCGTCTACTTGCTCCACGCCGTACCACGGACAGTTGGCGTGAGAGAGCGGCGCCACGTACTGGGTCCACGCGGAGTCCTCGGCCTCGGCCACAGTCCGCAGGTACTCCACAGGACGCCCGATAGGCGTGGCTGTCAGCCAGAGCCAGCCCTGACGCGCCATGACGCGGAAGATGTTCTCTTGCAGAATGTCGCTCGGTGGGATCTCATCCAACCACACGCCGTCAAGGTCGGACCCCGCGTGAGCGATAGGCGCCTGATCCTGTGACCGGATCTCGCACGTGGTCCCGTTGTTCAACACGATCAGCTGGTGGCTCCAGCCATTCTCCAGCGTGAAGCGGGAGCCCGGCGCCAGCGCCGCAGCGGGTAGGAAGTCTTTGAGGTACTGGCCAACCACCGCGATACTTTGGGTATAGTTGACCGCCACAGCCCGGTAGCGCTTGTGGCCAGTCGCCAGCATGAGCCCGGCGAGCTTCGCCGCGGCGTGCTTTGTCTTGCCCACGCGGTTGGCAGCGCGGACCAATATCCGCTTGTCGTCCGAGTTCATGAACCCGGCGAGCGCCGGACTGGGCTGGAACAGCTGGAGCCGGCGGTGGGTGAGCGTGGCACCGATGCGAGCGAGGTCAACGATCACGCGGACTCTTTGCGAGCAGCCAGAGCGTCGGAGAGCACGTCCGCCGGGATGGACGCCAGCGCCTTGATCAGCTCCTCGCGGGTCTGGTAAGGCTCCACGGGTTCGGCTTGCTGGACGAATCTGGACTCCGAGCGGCCATACATCATCGGGTAGCGGCGCTCGAGCATCCACGCCGCAGCCGGCCACGTTCCGTTCTTGGCGGCTCCCGTGATCACTTGGAGCATGTCCGCGGCCAGCGCGCCTTCCGCGTCGGCGAGCTCCGCCGCGAACGCTTGCCACTCGGGTTCACCAGCCTTGGCTCGGTTCACCGCGTCACAGTACGTCGCGTGCGAGATCCCCGCGTACTTACATGCAAGCTCAATCGTGGATCCGATTCGGATCGCCTCGCACAACCGAGCGAGGATCACCGGGTTCATGAGCTTCGGTTGGGGTCCGCGTTTACCCACAGGTCGCTCCAGTTTTTTGAGCTTCAGAGTTTTGGCCGTTCACGCGCACCTCGAGGAGCCCGCGCACAACGACCGGCGGTAAGTCAGGGTACTTCGTGGTTGGCCTTACGTCAACCGCAGCCCGGCGCCCAGCCCACTCTATGCGATGGAGCGCCAGCTGGTCCCGCGCTTCCCTGGCGGTGTCGGTCGGTCCGACCTGAACCCGGACGCGTGCCAGTAGGTCCGAGTCCGATGGCGCGGCGTCCCACGCCAGAAGAAGCTCCTCGAGGTCGTTCCCGTACAGCCACGGTTCAACGGTCAGCGGAAAGAGTCTGGTTTGCATTATCGGCCTCCAAAGGTGATCAACACGATCAACACGGATCAACACGGCGATCAACACCGAGTTGTGAAGCTTGAAAGGTGATCAACACGATCAACACCGTTTTTCTCATACGTATAGGAGTAGCGGGGGAGTCGTGTTTTTCTTTTTCCCCCCCCGCGGGACTGTAGGGGTTGAAAAACGCGTTTTGTCTGTTGATCTGTTGCGCATGATTCCGAGCACTTACGTATCCCCCCTCTGTTGATCGGCGTTGATCCGGTCTGAAGTGTGTCCACAACGTGGCCACAACGTGGCCACAACGTGTCACACCTTGCCCTCTGGAGTCGTGACACAACGTGGCCACAACATGGCCACAACGTGTATCCCACGCTTCGGACGGTGTGACACAACATGGCCACAACATGTCCACAACGTGACATGCTCCGATGTGACCGCGTGACACAACATGGCCACAACGTGGCCACAACGTGTCTGGACTGTCAACCGCCGCCGGGGTACAGTGTGCCCACGTTGTGGCCACAACGTGTCTCACCTTCACCAAAGGATCCTCCATGTCGAACCCTGCCACGCTCCACGTCCGCTTCCAGCCCGTGGTCCGCCACGAGCTCCAAGCCCTCTCCGTCCAGTCTGGCCTTGCTGAATCGCAAGTCCTCACGCTGCTGGTCCGGCTGGCCTTCCGCGGCGCGATCCCTGGACTGGAAGCCCTGCGGCCCGACCCGCGCCCGCAGTTGCTCCACACGGGCCTTCCCGACCTTGATAACGACGACGACGACGAACTATCGGACGACGATCCGGACATGCCGCCCTTCTAAGCTCTGCGCCAGACGCGCAAGCCCCGGAACCCCGCCGGGCTTGCCTTCTCGATCCACCCCATGCGCACGAGGATCGCCCGTACCCGGCTGGAGGCTGTGGCGGTTCGCTGACCGATGTCCAGCCCTATGGCGTTCAACACGTCCGAGGTGGAGAACGTGGCCAACGGGCCTTCGTTCTCCACGTAGGCACCCACGGGTGAAGTCCAGCTGTCCTCAATCTGGTACTGCTGGGCGTCCTCCTCGCGCACCTTGTCCTCCTCGCGAGTAAACCACCAAACCTCTCCGGCTTCGTAGGCTTCGAGCGCGTCCGCCCACACCGCGTCCCGGAGCTCGCGGAGCCGCTGGATCGGGATCACGTGTTTGGCCGGGATGGTCAAGATCCAGAACCTCCGGCTCCCACTGGGGTCCGACAAGAACGCCGCGGTCCCGCCGGCGCCGCCCACCGGGTTCACCGAGCCACACAGCACGGTGTGACGTGGAGACAGGATCGCCGCCCTGGCGAATGGTGGCCGGTACAGATCCTTCCGTGTTCCCAGGAACTGCTTGACGGACTCCGCGGATCGCTTGCTTGTCAGATCCTCGAGCTCCGCAGCTTCGTACCCCCAAACGCGGCTCATCATGATCGCGGCGTCCTTGTTCCCGATGGGGATCGGGCTGTCTCCAAAGAACTCCCCGAACAGCCCTTCAAAAAACGAGGACTTCTTGGCGCCTTGCTCGCCCACGAGGACCAGCGCCGTGTCCGCCTTACATCCCGGCTCAAGCGCTCGAGCCACAGCCGAGATCAAAAACCGTCCCACCATGGCCGCTTGCATCTCGGTGGGCTCGGTGAGCCCCAACACTTCGCGGAGCAGCTGGCCCACCGTGTCCCCTGTGGCCTTGCCTCGGACACTCTCCAGATAGTCCTTGACCGGGCTGTACATGCGCCCCGCCGCCACCGCGTACAGCGCGGTCTTGGCCATGACTTCGCCCGCGTCCAGACCGTAGGAGTCTCGGAGCCACTCGCATAGGTCCGCGGTGCCCGGTCCCTCCTCGAGCTCCGCGGCCTCCACCTCCACCACGCCACCGAGCGTGGAACAGCGAAGGCTTGCGTACCGCGGGTCTGCTCGGAGGATCGTCACAATGTTGGCGTACGTGGACTTCACCGAGCCTTCTTCCGTCTTTGCCAGCCGGCTCAGGATCGCGCTGCGCTCCTTTCCCACGGCTTGACCGCGTGTGGCTTGTCTCGCGGTGCGCTCCTCGCTTCGGAGCTTGTCCTGGCTGACCTTGACCGAGCGCTTCAAGTTGCGGACATGCTCGCCCATTCCGCCCGCGGCTTCGGCTGCGCCGATCCACGTGGTCCATTCCACCTCGTTGGCCTCCGCCACCTCCACCAGCAGATCCACCGAGCCGGTGAGCTCACGCACAAGCTCCAGCCGCTGGGGCCGGGCTGTGGCTTCGTTATACAGCACGGACAGCGCCCGCGCCAGAAGCTCCCGCCCTTGGTCTAGCTTCGTGGGCGCCGCGG